TGAAGTAAATGCGGCTATTTCACTACCAGAACTACCATCATTTGTCCCTGCAAATCTAAATCTTCCCGATGACATATAGAAAGTGAACCAATCTGCCCTGTCTCCTCGCCTCCCTATACCTCGACTGTATGTCTCATCATCAAGAGTTAAGTATGTGTTACCACTTGTTATTATATCTATGCCACCAGTATCTACAGTCAATTTTTTGTATAAAGTTGTCCCGATAGATGCGTCGTGCAGGATTTCTCCACCACCATAAATATATTTTGTTTCGTCAGGCGAATAACCTGCTACAACGTTATTATCAGCACCATCATTGACAACAAAAGAGCAATCACCACCCCACTCATCAAACATAATTTTTCCACTATACACTTCTAGTTTTGCGTTTATTATCGCTTCATCATTTGTAGTGTCAATATTAAATATTGTTGTATTGTCTTCTCTTCTGAATTGTACAGCGTCTGTATTATCTGTTATTGGTCTTGACATTACATTACCAGTATGGAATAACTCACCATCGTTTGTTATAACAGTTCTCAACATATCATTAGTGTGAAAAATTATACTCGTATCTTCCCTGTTTCTAAATGTTGCATTTTCATTTGCATCTATACCTATAACAAATCCATCTGTTGTTGCTGTCCCTGTGTCGGTGTTAGTAAATTGTAACCAGTTTGCACCTGTGCTATTTTCGTGAAAATGTACTTTATAATTGGGAATATTCGTTCCAAATCCAAATCTATTATTAGTGCTATCAACCGTCATTATATCTGTTGTGCCATCAGCCTTAAATATTTGAAAAGCTGTTGTAGAATCAGCCGAGGGGGTTATTGAAGGAATTTTTTGAGTTTCTGAGAAAGTGTTAACTTGATCCAAATAAGCAACATTACTTAAATTAACATCTAATTTACTATCCCCCCAATAAAGTCCCCCACCAACATTATATAGTTTATTAGAGGTATCTGCCGGGGCAGTAATTTGTTGAAGTATTAAATGCCCATCTATATCCATGTTTTCAGAAGAAGTCCACGCCTCTGTAGCACTTATCCAATTAAAGGTTTTATTAGTATCACCTAAAAGGGTGATACCACCACCATCGGCGGTAATATCAGTAGGTGTAGTTACACTACCCATAGTGATATTTTTATCTTCAACCTCTAATGTTTCTGTATTGATTATAGTAGTAGTTCCATTAACGGTTAAATCACCATTCATTACTACATTGTCATTAAAGGTTTTAGGCCCATAGAGAGTTTGGGCTAGATTATTGATATGGCCCCATGTCACACCAGAATCAACTAATTGTAATCCTGCTAAGGCATTATGATTAGAAGGGGCTTGTCCCCCCGATAATTCACTTACTGTCCAATTAGTATATTCTTCGTCATTATCATTCAAAACAACCCTAGCTTGTACTGCATTGGTAAAAGAGGTTTTTCCTTCAATAATAACAGAACCAATCAATACAAATTCAGGTAATGGTAAATTACCTAAAATTGTAGTAATTTCATCGGCTTGCCCCGACGTAGCATCTTGTAGTTTAGTATATTCTACCGTACCTACTATTGCAAACAATTCACCATCAATATTACCATCCGCAAATATATGTAAATTAAGGTAATTACCACTTGTAATTTCAGTTAGTTGCCAGGCTGCCCCAGTAAACTCATTATATTGTGGTAAAGGTGTTGACCCCACTGGAAAAGAATATCCAGCATTAGTACCTTTATACCACTTTTCATCAGAATCCCCACGATATAAATAAGTTAATCCTGTGGTACTTGCTACAGCTAAAATACTATGATCTAAATCCTCATCCGCAATACCACCAGACGTATTTCCAAACTGTGCATGGGAAGCTAAACTACCATTACCAATAACAAAGTTTTCTAATGCTAAACCAGTTAGGTATTTTGCCCCTTGGGTTTTATGTAAATAAAGATGGGTATTTGGTGACATAGATATACCATGCCTTTCATCCTGAACAATAATCGCTTCCCCCGATACAGCATTCCAGTAAATGAATGCAACAATAGCATTTTGTAAAATAATAGTTTCTATTTGAGCATCAGAGGGGTTAGTCGTTTTAGATAAAACCCCATTGGTATAATAAATTATATGTTGTCCAGATACATCATCAATCTGAATACTTTCAGCAGAATCTTTCTCAAACTTTTCCCCCAATTCATAAAAATGAAAATCAGTTCCAACAGGGGCTATTTCTAAAGTTCTAGTTCCATCATCCCATGTTAAAGTAGTTCCTGTTCTTTGATCCGGGGGAAACCCGTTTGTATCAGTTACTTCAACTGTTAAGTGTGCTACATTAGGGTCAACCACAATACTACCATCAACAGCATCAACCTTTCCTACAGCCCCTATAATAACCTCAAAACTACCATCATCAGGACGTACATTTGTAACATCCCCACTACCATCACTTGTAAGATAAACAATATCAGTAAGTCCAGTTGTATCAATACCATTAACTTTACCTAATCTAGTTACATATCCAGTAGTACCGTTTTCAATGCTATGAGTAGTCATTCCTACAAGTCTACACTTATCTTTATCCCTAGCATCAGCAATACCAATTGTAGGTAACCCTGTAGTATTATCATAACCCGTAGGATAAACAACTTTTCCATTAGGGATATCAGCACCACTGTCATTAAAAACACAAATAGGGACTTCAGAAGATAAATTAAAAGTGACGTCTGATTCTTCATTATAGAAAGAGGGGGCTTTTGTATCTTGATCATAAAATAATAACCCCTCCTCATAAGAAGGATTTGATACTGTAGTATTAAGTTTAATCCTTTCAGTATTTAATTGAGTTGTTAAGTCTTTTATCTGTGATTGAAATATTTTCGCCATTTATATAAGCCCCCTACGTTTAGTAATAATAAAGTTCCAGTTCCATTCCGGTTTCTAAAAGTAAATCAAGATTAGTTTCATTTAACACTATACTACTTCCAGAAAAGGTATATTCTGCATTATCCCGAGATATTTTAACGCCATTGAGGAACACTTTACTTTTCAATGGTAATATTGGTGCTGAGGTTAAAGCATAAGTAGTAACCCCAGTAGTTAAATCCAAATGCTCATAAGATTCAGAATTTAAAATCTCTGTAATCTGTTTAGTTCTTACATAAAACCATTCACCAGAAGCCCCATTCCACTCAGAAACTACAGATACTTTTTCATACGTAGTAGAAAGAGTAATATCCCCAACAGCACCGTTAATATTTTGTGTTGTTGTAAATATAATTGAATTAGTGCCAGTATTGATAAACTCCATTAGAACGTGTTCATCTGATACACCAGTAATTTCTGGTAAAGTAATTGTAACGTCCCCACCAGTAGTATCTACAACATATAAACCATATTCTGTTGGAGTGAAATCAGTAGATTCTCTATATACTCTATTAGCCTCAAATAATACTTTATCTAGTTTATCTAATGCTAATTGTACATCTGTTTCTGTGGCTGTTAAAAAATAATTAAAATTAGTATCATCTGTCTGTATTGCATCGGCAGAAGAAGATGATCCAATATCCACCCAATCTAAACCATTATAATTGTGAAGTTTATTAACATCATTTACATATAAAACATACCCTTTTTCAGCAACCTCAGACGCCCAAACCCCGCTTTTATATGTCGATATGTAATTTACTTTACCATTCCAATCACCATAAGCATATTTAATGTTTCCTTGCAGGACTACGGGATTAACTATAGGTTCCTGAACTGTAATAATGGTATTAGTTGTATCAAATGTAGAGGAGTCTACTGTATACTGCCCGTCATTAGAAGATTCTCTAACTAAAAACTGTTGACCATTTACAAAAATAGTAGTTTGATCACCAGATACAGTAAATGTATTATTTCCTAAGTCTGTAGAAAGTATAGCATAACTTTCCCCACCTACTACTTGCCGATCCCCTTCACTTGGTGATAATAAAGAAGGGTCAAAATTATCTTTGGATAACACAGGGTCTTGAAAAGTGGTTCCACCAACTATCCCAGCTAAAGAGTCTCTTAAATTCTTTCCTACATAAACGTAACAAGTTATTTTAGGGGTTCCCCAACCTAAATCAGCGGGTGTATAACCCACATCAAATAGGATAATACCGCCATAGAAATCAACGTTCCAGTTGCCTTGTGTTGGGAATACTCTAGTACCATCTTCTTTATATAACCTTACATCATATCCAAAAGAAGGTGTGCCATCAGAAGCTGGAATATCAACAGGATTTATGAAAGGCTTCACGTAAGTTCCAGCTACATCTAAATAATAAGCTTGTCCATTAGAACCAGGTACCATAGTTAAGGCGTTTAATGAATACTTGGCTAACCTAGTTGGGTAATTAGAAACATTAGCATCAGCAGCCACCGTATCTACAGCATAAGGAACTGGCTCAGAAAAAACATCTAAATCAAATACTGAATGACCCGACTTATATGAAGATTCATAAGGATTTTGAGTAATGTTTGTTTGAACTTTTGACAAAGAATGAAAAAAGGCCGATTTTAATTGTTTATTATCAGAAAAAGGCATAAAGCTCTGACCCCCCTAGTTTTTAGGACTCATCTTTGAAAAGTATTTTTAGTTGAGAAAATAAAGAAGCCAATTGCTCTTTTCTCATTCTATACCCTTGTGTTAAGTTATCACCAATGTAAAACACCATGAGCTTCTCATCACCGGTTTTACCTTCAATTACTTTAATATCTTTTATTTCCATGTTAATACCTCTTATACCCAATCAGTTATTTCAATTGAATCAATTTCTATGGCTTTTCCATTAACAGAGTCGTCATAGATAATTCTTACCCACAACCCATAACCACCATTAGATAAATCACCACTATCAGAACCTGTGAATTTTCCAGTCCCTAAAGTAAATCGTAATCTTTTAGTGGTAGAATCTAAATGATAGATTCCTTCATCAATTCTACAGCCATCACCATTACCAATAGAACCTCCAGGATAAGGCTCAGTTACATCGAACCAATCAGTACCATCCAAAGAAACTTCTATATTAAAACTCTCATCAGTAATATTAGCCTCAGCTAATCCAGTAGCACTAAACATAAAAATACCATTGCTATGAGAAGTTAATGGGTGATTAAATTCTGTATAATAAACTTTACTTCCAGTTTCCGTAGAATAATCTGGTTGAGTAGCTGTTGTAGGATTATCATAAATAGTAAAATCTTCTTGTGGATAGATCAACTTAGAGCCTAAAACCTGTAAACCAGTACCACTATCAATTGTATCTAGGGCTATAGAAGAATCCCACGAAGTGCTTAAATCTGATTCAAATCGCCTAGTTTCATTTCTAAAATCTTCAAAGTTTCTAGTAGCATTATTTACATAACTAGCCACTAACAAATTTTTTGATGAAGAATCCTGCAAAGTATTAGCTACCCAATCATTCCATCTAGCCTGAACAACATTAGCGTCTTTTAGAAATACATTATTTACATTTATAGTCCAATCTGCTTTACTGTAAGAAGCTCCAGTATTATTATAAGCATTAGTCCAACCAGTTAAATCTGATGGGCCTAACGTTAAAGTAGGTAAACCTGCTAAGGAATTCTGTATTGTAAACATACTTATTTTATATGTGTCAACATTAGTATTATCAATATTGGGTAAAGATACATTAAATGTAGAACCAGAACCATAAAAACTCACACCAGAGGAGGTAAATAAAACAGGTGCATTTTCTGACCAAGTAGGGTCAGACATAGAAATTGCAGTATCATTATCATCATAGAAAATGTTTCTTTGCTCAAATGTGTAAGGTGTACCATCATCATCGTGAGTCATAACAACAGAAAATCTACCGGAATTCCCTAACACTGTAGCAATATCAATAGAAACAGAAGCAACACATTTATAAGCTGTTCCTTGTGTGTTAAAATCTGTTATTTGAATTTGGATATTATCAGAAGTTACATCAGTATTTCCAGTTAAAGTAATTTGATGTGTTGCTAAAACAGTAGTGTCATCATCACCTAAAACTTCTACTGTAAAAGTAGTGGATGTGTTATCAGCGATAAGAAATGCACTGCCTGTAGAATAAGTAATGGGTGTGGTGTTAGTAGTCGGAATAGTATCACCAGCAACCCAATCACCAAAATCAAATGTTCCTAAAGAATCCGATAATTTCCTATCGACAACAGGAGTATCTGAGGGAATTGGTGAGGTATTTCCATCTAAAGAATTAAAATGTGAGGGGTCTGTAGAAGGTGGTACTTGAATGGTAACTAAACCCCCCGACCCAGTAGCTTGTACTTGTGCCCCAACAAAATTCAAAGTGCTGGCTGCGGAAACTACATCAACACCCTCATCCTGAATTTTTACGGAGCCTCCACCGCCCCCACCACCTGTAAAACCTTGAAACAACATTAAATTGCCCCCCGTTCATAAAGAGCAATTTTATATGAATCCCCTGAAACAATATCAATAGAATCAAAATCATATACAACAGCAGAGAATGTTTGTCCAGCAGGAACATAAATAGTTCCAGTACCTTTTTCTGTATTTTTGTATGTTAGTGTAATTTCTAAATTTTCAGAACCATCTGATACAATAGATACATAAACAATATGTAATCCAGAGGTATCATAAGGGAATGTATCATCCTGTATTAGTGTTTTTACAAACACTCCTAATTTATCATTTATATTACCTGTAGCACTCACAGCAGTACCTCCAAAATCTGTAAAAGAAGAACTTTTTATAAATAAAAAAAATCCTACAACTTATTAAATTGTAGGATTATTATATCACATAAAGACCTTAATTTTTTTAAAAAACTAGATAAAAAAGTAAATAAAATAGGTGTAGGACTATTCTATACATATGCGAGGGAAAACGCCATAAGTTAACTTCCTAGACATAGACGCTCCTTTATGTTTCCAATATTATATCAGAAATGTAAACTCTTGTCAACCCTTTTAATATAAAAAGCCCCCTGTCAAGGAGGCTAATTAAAATAATTAGGTTTCTGCTAATTTTTCTCTAACCTTTTGTTCAAGATCATTAGCAATGTCTGGATTCTCTTTCAGATACATAACAGCTTTTGGTTTACCTTGGAACCGCTCTTCTCCAATAGTGTACCACGCACCGCCTTTTTGAATAAAATCAAACTCTTCGGCTAAGTCCAGTATCTCAGCTTCTAAAACCACCCCCTCCCCAAAGGCTACTTCATAAGTACATTCCCTAAATGGGGGAGCTACTTTATTCTTCACTACCTTAGCCAAAAACACATTTCCAGAGGGGTCGTCTTTCCCGGCGGCTACTTTTTCTTTTTTCTTTAACTCCACCATAACAGAAGCTGCAAATGGTAAGGCCCTTCCGCCCGGCTGTACTGTACTCGGGCCATATGGATTCATAGATGATCGAATTTGGTTAATAAAGAACAACATCGTATCATACTTTTTACACAATGGTGACAATTTCCTAGTAACCATCCCCATAAGTCTAGCTTGTCCCCCCATAGGACTAGCTTGATCAAATTCATTTTGGCGCTCTGCCGCCACTGTAATTGCAGCTACGGAGTCTACTACACCGATGCCTAATTCACCGGTTTCTACCAAATCTTGTAGTATTTGTAGCCCTTCTTCCGCAGATTCTGGTTGTGCAAATAAAAGTTTATCTAAATCCACACCTAAGCTATTTGCATAAAACGGATCGAATGTCGCTTCAAAATCTATGAACGCCGCTAAACCACCCATTTTCTGAACATTAGCAATAGCGTGTAGAGCCATAGTTGTTTTTGAAGAACTCTCCCCACCATAAACGTTTACAATGCGATTACGAGGCCACCCGCCTATACCCAATGCCCTATCTAATTTTAAGGAGCCAGTGGGGATAGCGGGAACCTTTTTAACTTCCCCATTAAAATCTACTAAAGAATCTGCACCATACTTCTTTGTAATCTTTTCCCGAACCTTCTTAACCCTATCATCAGAAACTTTTGTTATATCCTCTATATCCATTATTTCCCCCATTAAAATAAGCCCACCTAAACAGGTGGGCTAAAAACTCCATAAACTAGAAGCTTAAATCCCTATATCGGAAGCTTCGCTGCATTCACTTACAAGATCACAATCTTCGCACTCATCATAAGCACAATAATCGTCACCAAATACACCACCTTCTACAGGACATTTCAACTTAGGGGCTGCCTTTTTAGCTGCAATTCTAGCCATCCGCTCTTCCCGAGTTTCCTCTTTAACTTCTTCTGGCTTATCTTCTTTTACCTCAACCTTAACCTGGGGCTTTGGTACAGAAAACTTAACAGTCTTGGGGGTCTCTTCCTTCTTAGGGACTTCAAAAAACTCTTCATCATCCTCAGTAGCAATTCCCAGAAAAGCATTTTTAACATCATCGTAAGCAGGAATATTAAGCATTGCATCCAGGGAATATGCACTTTCTACAATGTCGGCCTCATAAACAACATCCCTATCCTCAAATCCTGTAGGCTCTGATTTAACAAACTTATGACCATCATACTCCTCATCAGTAGATTTTACAATAATGGTAGAGCCTTTCTCAGGATCAAAGAAAAAAGGTGTGCTTGGCTTTCTAGCACACCGAGTTGTAAACTGTGATGCCAACGGTTGTTCAAACCAAGAATAGGGGGCTTCAAACATCATAACACCCTTCTCTCTGTCATCAACATCAATAATATTATAGAACACACGGTGCTTAGGTTTAAGGGCTTTAACAGATTTATGGTTCTTGGCTGTTATCCACGCATCTCTTTGTGACTTACCCTTAGCCATTTCTTCTTCCATGATAGCATTATGCCTTGATTCCATTTCTTCGCAAATAGGGCAAGACTTCCCATAAGTCTCCTTCATACAAATGAAGTTATCCTTATTAGGCCCTACAAAACGATGAACATGAACCTGAAGAACACAATCAGTATCACCTTCCTTAAAAGTAGGATGTTTCTTACTAGACACAACATAAGGAATAATATCCACTCCATGAGGCCCTGCTTCCGGTTTCCAGAAATTCACATCGTCATAATCAGAGAAATTCATAACCTGTTTACGGTTATTTCCACCTCCACTCTCATCATCAACACCATGTTCCTTGTAATGGTCATACCGACCCCTCAACGCATTAAAATCTAATCCCATAATTCACCTCTTAGTTTTTATTTCTGCCAACGGCCAACGGCCTTATTGCATTTTTGTTTTACTTTTCGGGTTTATTCATCTTGTTTCTGAAATCATCGTAGCTTTCTGTCTGTACATAGTAGTTATTCAATGTTAACTTAGTTAAATATTCCAAAGCCCGCTTTTTATGTTCCATTGCAAAAACCGCTGAATTATACATCTCGTAAGCATACTTAGCTTCTGCAATCTCTTTATTAAGCTCAACTAAAACTGGAGCTTGTTCCAAATAAGCAGCAATGGCCTTTTCTGTCATCTTACACCCAATATCAACTTCCCCAGCTCTGGCCTCTAGTTCTGCCTTCCCCTTAACAACATTATAATAATTTTTAAGGGTATTATAGGCATGGTAGGCGTTATTAGCTAACTTACTATACTTATCATATAGATCAGCTTGCTTTTCCCACTCTTCTTCCAGATTATTTTTATCAACAGAAGTATCTATGTCATACTCATTTTCTGCCATTCACAGCCCTCCGGTTTACAACCTGAATCTTAGTAACATCCCACTTAAAACCAAACCATTGTTTCCAAATTTCCAGGTACCGATCCCGACTTTCGTCATAGACCTTGTAGTATGTTCCTGGAAAAAGAAACTTAATCTTCTTAAACATTAACACCCCCTTCTAAAGAATCATCAAAGCTCTATTAGAGGCCTCAAAAACAACACCCTTACTTTCTACCGCAAGATCATTAAAGAAAATCAAAGCAGTCTTTGTAAAAAAATTATTAACATCATTCTCAATAGTCAACCACTCAATAGCTACCTTTCTTCCATCAATATCAATTACATCCTTACCGGTATCCTTTTCCTCGATAAGTTCTGCTACATAACCTTCGGTCATAGTTGCCTTCCAACCCATATTCTCCAGAACGCCATCAACACCATAAAAATAAACAATACTTCTCATAAATTCCTCCAATAGTTTTTATCTAATATCTGCACTACGAATTGGCATAGACCATCCAGGAATATTCCAATTCGGTAACATATGACAATTGGCATCGGTAGGTTTAGGCCAAAACATAAATCCAGCATTAGTATACCGCTTTACTTCTGGATGCATATCAACCCAACCTTGTACCCAGTAATATCCAGACACAACAGCTTCACCATACAAAGGCCCATTCTTTTGTCTTTTATTCAAATAAACTAACCTAATGACACCATCTGAAAACACTGCTTTAACGGAAACATAAAATCCATCTTTATCAAATTTCAAAGAAGTCATAACGTTAACACAAGTTTCATAATCAAAATTATATTTACGCCTTCGTGATGGACTCTCTGCCCGATAAAACGCCATAACTAATTACCTCTCATCTCCTGAACCAGAAATAGTACCCCGTTTCTTTCGAGAAAATAATTTTTCAATATTCAAAGTATAAATGTCTGAGGGATTATAATTCCTTCTGGTACACACCTCATTAAACAACCCATACAAAATTCCTACATACTTGTTTACTACCTTCAAATCCTCCTCATCAAGTTCCCAGTTTTTATCCCGGTACCACTTTTTATTTTTCTCTTGAAATTCTGCAATAACTTTCCAAGGTTCATATACCACAAAATTAACATACTCTGAACTAATTTTATGTATACCCATAGCATTTGTATAATTAGCCAGGTACCATGAAAAATCACCGAGTTCCTTTTTTACCAAATCTTCTGATGCTGAATTATTGATCTTATCATCTAATTCGGCCCATTCCCCAAGCATACCAAACAAAAAACATGATAGAGCTTTTTCCCTTGTACCATGTGTTACTGTTTGAATTGCCTTACTTTGATACTCTCTCCAATTCAATAAACACCTCCTGTAATAAATTTTTATTGGAGTCGTTGGGAATTGAACCCAAGTCCTACTACTCCCCTTGCGGGTTTTAATAATAGTCTAAACCTTTACGACCCCTGTTAAATCAAATACCTTTTTTATCCCACCATTTTAGATATTCTGGTGATCTAGCTTTAAACGACAATCTAGGATTTTGTTCACTCCTAAACACAACACCTTCTCTAATCTGCTTATGATCATTTTCCACAACAGAGCTACCATTTGACATTAAAATAAGCTCATCCGATGTTTCTGGTAAAGTGAACCCTGTAGAAATAATGGGCACATAACGCAACCCCCATTTATCACAAAGCTCTATCATAAGATCATACGGCAGTTTATACCCAGTATCAGTTTCAATTACTGAAAAAACAAATAAAGTTAATTCTGGTAACCCATAAATATTTTTTTGAATTCCTGGGCCAGCAATCTCACCTTGAATAGTGTACTTTGTCTTCTCTTTAAGAAGTTTTTGTTTAATATTATACTTCTTAGAAACCTTCCCCCAATTAGAAGCACCTTCTCCTACAAAACAATTCCTAGAAAAAACTTTATAATCTCGTTTCGTAAAAAAACCTAACTTAATAGACTCCACTGAACAAGTGACAGACTGCCCTTCAATCTTTTCAGTTACAGTCCAAGTGTGATCTTTTGGCAAAGAATTAAAAACTGCCTGTACATTATTCTCATCAGTTTTCTTAATATTTTCTGGAAACTTACCCTTTTTTTCTTTCCAAGTTTTACCAAAGAGCTTGCGAAACCAACCATACCTCATAAAAAATCTATACAAACCACTTTGATTATTATTAGATTTACTATTCTCAAATAGTTCCTCTGGAGCATATCTAATAACACCTAACTCATCGGTTACATCCTTACCCTCCTTATAAGAGTCTTTAATAAGAATAGATGTTGGAAAAACAATGCCTTGAGAAAACACACCTGCCATAGACATATTACGAATTCTAAAACCTTTATAACGTTTATTCCAACACCTACTTCTAAGAAATTCAAACTCAGGTCTTTCGGGAAGAACTGTGTCGTATTGAATATACACTACCAGATCACCGACCTTATGAGTACCTTTCCCTACGATAACATCCCATCCTTGAATTCTCGCCAATTCAATACGATCCTTGCCTTTAATAGGACTCAAACTTTCAATTTTTTGAACACTTGCTAACTGTCTCATTATCTAAACTCCCTAAATTCTAACCAGTAACAACTACACCAGATTCAGTTAAGATATAATTATTTGCTACTCCACCAGAGGGAACCAACTTGTATGTGGTTGTTGCTGGAGTTCCCGCAACCTTCCCAGTTACTTCTAACAATTCATAAGCACCATATACTACATCTCCAGCCTCAGTCGAAGCCAACTGCTGCCCGTTTTCATTAAAAAATTTAGTTACTTCATCAGCGGATACGGTAAATACATCTCCACTAATCAAACCAGTAAGTTCATAATCATAAACAGAACCTGTTGAAGAATTATCAACTCGATCCACATTACCTACAGTAAGACCTAGCTGTGTATCCAATGCCTCCATTTGTGCCCAATAAACAATCGGGGCATCCAAAGACAAACCATAAAAATCAGAAATGCCTGCTACCCGTCCTCTACAAAAAACCTCTGTTGTTGTAATCACACCCATAAAAACCCCCTTTTCAAATTCTATTAGATTCGACAGGTATATTTTCAACCTGATTTTTCTTCTTTCTACCACCTCTTGCACCGTAATATTTCGCTGAATAACAGGTAAGAATTTTCATAATATCCTCTGCTAATTCTTCTTCATATCCCACTCCTTTATTATACACTATTTATGATTAAAAAGTAAGTGATTTTAACCGATTTCTTTTGATTTTGTTGGATTTTCAAAGCAGTTAGAACCTCCACCATTAAAAAAAATAATCATTCGGGGTAGGGAGATTTGAACCCCCATCACAGGGATATGAACCCCGTTGCTTACCATTAGCGACCCCTCTAAGATTACTGGTGTCCGACGGGATTTGAACCCGCATAAACTTGTTCCACAAACAAAAGCATTACCTATCCACCACGGACACATAGCCAACTGTCGGACTCGAACCGACCACCTACGGTTTACAAGACCGTTGCTCTACCAAATGAGCTAAGTCGGCAATTGATTGTTACTTACTGTCGAGTGGTAGGCATTCTTAATCCCCTTCTGCTGATTTACGCATAGCTTCCATCACAAAAGTAGTTAGAGTATGAGCTTCATCAAACTCTTCCGCCTTTTTAATCGATGCAATCCAATCCTTGTAACCTCTGCGAACAGAAGAAACTTTCATCTCAACTTCCTTAGCAATCTCTTTGATATGATCATTGATAAATGATCTAGTCTCTTTGTTCTCGTCTTTTCTAGCCTCAATCTCATTTTCTAAAGAGTACATTGCCTTAAAAGATGCTAAAATCTTCTCCTGTTGTTGACTTGTGATCATACTACCCCCTTTATTTTGTATTTACATTTAGAAGTCTATCCATAGTAGCTTGGCAAAGAAACTCAATACCGTCTGCATTAAATGATTCCATAGCACCTGCTGTATAAATGTAGTTAATACTTACTATCTCATTATATGCTTTAGAAATTTTTGTATCATTATGATAAGCATAACCCTCAATATAATTCACCACCAACTTTGTTTTAGTTGCAAATACATACTCAGTTTCCATAAAGAAAATGTTATCACCAGACTTCATCTTCATAAGAAGATCACCAGACACACCATCTTCCGAGGGAGAAAATTCCCAAGCAACCAATCCAGAATCAGTAACTGCGTACCAATTACGACCTTCTGCCCCAGTAATGGCTTGGGCCAACTCAAATACCTCTGAATTAACTTCCTGGCCAATTACACCTGATACAACTACACCAAACAATACTACCAAACACATAAACTTCTTCACAACTTCCTCCTAATAGGAAAACAAATAAATTTTAAACTCTTACCTAAGCTCTAATCGTATTATACCATAAATCAGCACAAGTGTCAACTCTTTATTCGCCTAAAACTTCATAAAATCTAGCTTTTTCTTCCACACGCCTAGCCTCTGAAAATGATGAAACCCTTTTACGGTACCCAATAATCCTTGTTGAATGATCTATATTATCACTCCCACATTCAGGGCACTTAGATAAATACCTTGAATCAATATTACCACAATCATCACAAATAGTATCTGGTATATTGTAAGTCCAATAAGGGACTCCAATTTTAGCTACATCTTCAATAAGTTTTTTCCATTGATGCTTAGTCAAGTTCTCTTTCAAATTCCAATGCCTAGCGGAACCACCATCCAAATATTCTGCAACTTCATGACCGTGAAGCTTAAACCCATTCAAATAATTCTGTTCATCGTCTTCAACTACATAAAAATAAGAATTGTAAACTTCTCTATCTTCTGGAACTACCAAGCCATCTACCTTATCCCATTTATAGTTTTTAATACCTAAATTTTCTGCTGGAATAATTTCTGTGTTGAACATAATACCGTAAGTCTTGTGAGCTTCCCGATTCTTTTTATAAATCGATCCTAACAAATTCTGTAACCACTTAACATAGTCTTTATTATATGTAGTGTCCAACCCAAGATAACTCGCAGCTTCTAAAACCCCGTTCAAACCAATAGTACTATATTGTTTACCCATTTCAATATAACCCGCATCATAGACAGGTAATAATCCCGATTGTAAATACTCCTCAAAAATACGACGAAAAGCTACTTGATACTTATGAACATCATCTACCAGGGAATCCATATCGTATCCTTTTTGCACAACCCTATTCATATTTATGGTAACTACATTTACAGAGCCAGTTGAAATTCCAGTACCGCCCAAAGTATAAGTAAATTGTGGATCGGATATATTATTTCTAAGTCTGCAACAAGAACTAAGAGAATCAACTGTATCTGATTGATAGATAAAGAAACTATGGTACCTACTAAACTGATCTGCTACAAAATCCAAAAACTCCCGATCCTCAATGATCCTATCATCATAACTAGGCTCCGAACTTGTTTTTATAGCAGCCGTAATTACCGGGAAGGTTAGCAAAGCTTTATTTCTTTCACTATCAAACCAATCCATAAAGAATTTCTGCAATTTATTATATGATTCCCAATGAGAGAAAGTGCCATCAGGAAACATAAACTCGCCAAACAACCCTTCAAAATAATACTTATCAAAGATAGAAATATTCCAGAAAACAGACTGGTAATCCCTAGCCCCAGCGGGTTCATTGATACCATACACAATCTGCTTAAAATAACCTACAATATCTTTCCTATGAGTTTCCAAATAATTTTCGCCGTATTCTTTCTTAGCAAAATAATCAAAATACAATAAAAATTCTACGGTTGCTACAGCTCCACTGAAATTAGCGGCCACCTGGAAAACTGTATTCATAAAAATACCAGCAAAAGACTTTAGGTGGATTGGTGCGTTTGATTGCCCCCCTAGAGGCTTTGTCCCTTTCTCTAGCATTGGGGCCATGTTAATAGCCACACAATACGGTTTCAGAGAAGATTCATCATTAACATAAATAACATGATCTTTCAACTGAGCCAAATACTTATCAGCCTGTTGGTTCCCAAAAATACTTTCAATCTTATCATACACCAAACTTCTATTGATCTGTATAGTCATATCCTTATATAATTCACCCTGCAACGTACATATATTTTTATGTGTTACATTTGCATTAGGATCAAATAAACTAGCAGTTGACGCATTTTTACTTTTATCAGAATAATGCCGTATAAACTCCTTCTTCTTTTTAAGCTGATTCCCATTTAATTCTGTAAACATTCAAGCCTCCACATTTAATTATATTTATACTTCCCTTCAGAAGAAACTAATACTAATTCACCATAAACTAATTCATACAACTTCTGATTTGTAGAAGCTAATTGAAAAAAGTTATTTGTTTTTTCACTTCCCACAAATTTAGATTCATCAAAAACACCTGTCTTTAAGAATCGCAAAGATGATGATTTTCTTAACATATCAACATCTAAATCTTCCAATTCATAACCCGTATAAACACAAAATTCAAAATCATCAGCTTTTTGTAGCAAAGAATAAGTAAATTCTTCATTATAAGTTGATAAAGGATCACCCCCCATTAAAGCAATCTTGTAAGTGCCAAATGCCCCGGCATCGTCATAGAGCTTGTCTATAAACTGATCTACAGTAACCCCTTTAGAAAGATTCGGTGGTGTTTGTAAATCAGAGTTATGACAATTAGGACATCTGAAATCACATCCGTGAAAAAAATACCCTATACAATAATCCTCTGTGGGATAATCCAAAAAAGAACCTTCTGGACTATATATTACCGCTTTCATAACTAACCATCCAACCATTCAATTGTTTCTCGAAAGGTCATAAAAACACCATTCTTTTCACAAAATGGAACACTAGAAAAATTATGTCTCTCAGCCATCTCCATAACCGTTTTCATGGCTGTAATCTTTTCATAAGACACATCAGCCTCAATCAATCTCTTTTCCAGAATCCTACAATTAGGACAATCTGTACTATAAAACTTAATCATGTTTGCTCCTCCCTTATATATTTTTTAATCCCATTATAATCCAAAGGTATACCGTTTTCTGTTAGTAGGAATGGTATAGAATTCATATTATATGCCTTAGCCATAGTTTGTATTTTTTCTATACACCTAACAGTCTGGTAATCTATTTTAGCTTCTATTAAAAGAAGTGCTACCTCTTTACCTTTTTTACAAGTATTTGTATAAAGTGTACACATCATTTAACCTTACCTATTTTCAATTTACCACAACGTTTACAAATATATAAAGAAACATTTCTACAGGTGCTGTCTATAAATTCCCCTTTGGGAATAAGGAAATTCCTATTCAACACCCAGTTATGAATTCTGAAAATACAAAGGATATGCTTCTTATCAATTCCCATAAACCCAACTCCTTAATAAATTCTGCTAAAATAAAATTAGGCACATCAATTTCCACAATTGTTCCTGGTGACATATGTACTCTAAATTCTTGTATACAATGATTCCTCATCAATTGTTAAAACTGCCCAATCCTATGCAATCTTTTCCATGTACCTAAATCATACTTCAATTTACGCTGTACTTCTGGAAAATCCTCCTGATACGTTACTGTATAATACTTTAACATTATGTCTCAATCACCCCTCATAAAAATAGGAAAAGTATTATACACCATATCATTTATGATTCTTGTAATAATTATAGTATGCCATAACTTTTTCTACATATTTTTTAGTGCTTTCAGGAATAGTATTTTTAACTACCCTTGACCTACCACAATTATAAGCCGCAACACCATGTGTTATGCAACTGAACCCTACGCCAGACCACTTTAGAATTTTAGCAGTTAAAAGAATATTCTTTTTACCATCATCCCACCTGTAATCCTCTATACCAAACTTTTCAGTATACCAACTCTCGTACTTTGAGTTTATTTGTCCAAGACCACGGTCTACGCTATTACCGTTATTTCCGATTGCAAAAGTTACCCAATTAGATTCAACTTTAATAACAGCGCAAAGTAAATCTGGATCAACACCAACTACATCAGCTACCTCTAATACAAAATCCTGGTAAATAAAAGGCGCATAAACACGCTTATACCTCTGAGGCATTTCATAAATAAAAGTATTACTTTTGAAATCTATGGAACTTGCCTCTGTAGAAACCATAATAAAAAATAATATTAGACTAGTTCCAATCTTCTTCTTCATCATAATAATATTCCTTAATTTCTTCTAAAACAGCATCTCTGGGTGTCATACCAGCAACATAATAATCATAATAGTAATCTCGATCCCGCTTATTGTATGGTAAATTAAACCCATTAGCTGTTGCACAAAATTTAACAAACCACCCACTAAAAGTCTCACACATAAGAACTCTCCAACAAATAATTTAATTCATAATGAACCCCATCTGGAAATTCATGAATAGACAATTCAAAATTTCTAGCCAAAATAGATTTCACACCTCGTTCAATCTCACCATACATATCCATAACACATTCAATCAAATCATTAACGGTCGGTACCTTAGAACCAGAATCTATGCCATCCCATTCAATTCCTTGAGATGCTATAAACTTCCGAACCTTTACAAAATCAAAATTATGAATCAATTCCAAAAACCTTTCATCGACCATATAAACCTCCTAAATGTTATTGGTATTATACATGAAAAATAAACTTTAGTCAACCCACATTCCAAATTTTTCTTTTAATGCAGTAGTTAACTTAACTTCTATATCCTCATCATACCTGATCTCTAAGAACTTATACCCATTGGGTAACGCCCAATTTCTTTTTAATTTTATCCCAATGTTGACGCTCTCTAAATTTTTCCTCCATACCGTAAAAGTGTTTAGAAAAAACATAATGTTGTACTCCCTGATACTCAATTAACATATTATAATCAGGTATAAAAAAAGTCAAAGGGTAGAGGAATTTTGTGCCTACATTCTGGGAATCTTTTTTTGTATCTCATATCCCCATGTACTTTTACAGCCATGGCTATCCATGTATCTGTTGTTAATCGCTTCCCCATAAATAAAACCTCATAAACATAATATAATTTTATCAGAAATTCTACTCAAAATCTTTTACTGTTAAGTTACCAGAATACATACCCCATTTTTCCTCTTTATCACAATCTGCAAAATTATTATAATGGTAAACTGCTTCCAAACCTAATGGGGCTATAATCCAATCAAATGTATCTTGTAAACCCTTAGTCATCCAATAATGAATTACTGGCTTGAGTTCAGGCCATTCAGATGAAACAACATCAAATTCTAATGAATCGTGTATATATAAAACTGGCCTCGACTTCAAATGATGCTTCTTTATATACTCGTTAATTCTAGTCAATGCATACAATACCACGGTACTTGCAGAACCTTGAATTTGGTAATTTCCTGCCTGGTTTGGTGTCATAATTGCATTACTTCTTAAACCCAATTTATACTGAGTATACCCGTGTTTATGATAAAACTCTAAATTAGATTTTTTGTAGGCGGCATATTCAGGAAACAAGTCATTAAAATACCACTCCATAAACTTTTTACAATGTATTTGAAATTGATTAAAGTTTTTAACCCCGATAGTCTTAAAGTGCTGTTTTAACTTCTTAGTGAGTTTTTTCTCCCAAATAGTTGTTGCTAAATGAAGTGCCCCCGCACCATAAAATATACTGAAATTAGCAAGCTTACCTATACCTCTCATTTTTTTAGTGACTAAGGATTCATTGGATAACCCAAAAAGTTTGCAAGCTACAGTCCGATGCATATCAGTAGACTCATCATTAAGGAATTTTAACATTTGCTCTGATTTGTGGTAACAAGCACCAATCATTACTTCAAGAGACTTCTCATCTATTTCAACTATAAAATCATGCTGAGGCTCTATGGCTGATAATACCATTTCCCTGGCGAATGTATCATGTGACGGGAGATTCTGGTAGTTCGGACTATTTGATGAGGCTCGAAAACTTTTTACACCATTCAAACTAATAAATGGGCGTACACAACCATCTACAATTTCACGCTTAGTTGCCAGTAAATACGTGGTCTTCAACTTCTCTAATTTTTTCATTTTCAAATACCGCTGTACAAACGTTTCTGGTATTGCCTCTAAGGACTCCTTATCGGTACTTAGTTGCTCTTTTGCTGTATACTTTGTTGGTGTATAACCTAATATATCAAAAAGCATATGTGCCATTTGTTGGGAAGAATTATAATTGAATGGTGTATCTTTATCCCATAGTTGCAGTCTCTCATCTGCTACAATTTCTTCATGCAAAGCACTAATCATATCATCCAATTTAGCAATATTTTTATTTAAAGTGCCCTCGTTAATTTTTAACCCGTTCAAATGTACGTCAGCTAAAGCTAATGTAGAATCATGAAGTAATTTATACCCCTCCCCTACTCCCATATCAGCCATTTCAATTACTTGTTGCTCATATATCTTATAAGTAAATAAACTATCTAGTGCACAGTAATAAGCTAATTTATCCATTGATACTTCGTCTAAACAATTTAAACGATTACCGCTTTTTTTATCTTCACCCTCCTTAGTCCTTCGCATATAATCATCGACTTCTGAATCGTACCCAAGTACCCCTAACCTAAAATATGTATTTAACTTCAGACCTGTGATACCATCTCTATTATCCAGTACATGAGCTGCTAACACTGTATCAAAGTATAAGTTTCGTACTTCATAATTTAACCTTGATTTAGTCCAAACATATTCAAAATACATATTAGCAGCAATTTTCTTTATTCTAACACTCTTCAACACTTTCATTAAAGCTTTATGGAAAGGTATTGTGTCAAATATTGGGAACGCCCAAGAATGAAAACCATCTGAAAAAGATACACACAAGATTTTTGATTCTTGCCTATTACTTTTAATTGAAGTGGTCTCATAATCAAAGGCTAACGTATGCTTTTTAAGTAAATTAGTTAAACACTCTATAGCCTCATCTTCTTCCAAAATAACAGTTACATCAGAGCTATAATCAGCTTTATAAAAAGACTTAATTTTTGTAGCTTGTTTCAATCCTTCTAAAAACTTACGTTCAATTATAGGATGATCATAATTCCTAAGAATGTGTAGTGGTGAATGCAACGGGTATAAATAAATTTCAAAATCCTGATCTGGTATTTCCCATCCCGTCCATTTTGAAAATGGTGCAAAGTTAGCTCTACCAGAAGTCTTATGCCCAATTAAAACCTTCAAAGCCTCTGCCCCTAAAGTAATAATACTTTTGGGTTTTAATTCTTCAATTGTATTATGTAACTTTTCCCTACAAAACTTATAAGCGTTGGCTGGAATTACAACCTTACCTTTTTCTTTAGGAGGTTTGCATCTAATTCCATGAGTATACCAACAATCTTCTACTAAATCAACACCAACTAATTTTAAGGCATCTCTTAAATAACCATAAGTCTGCCCACAGTAAGATTCCTCCAAATCATCTTCTTTCTTACTGGGATATTCACTAACAATTAGAATCTTCTTATTACCATTACCTTCTACGGAAAACTCACCATGTTTACAAGTACCATACAAATCACAAGACTCACACTCGGCAACCTCTGTCTTTTCACCACGATAAAAACCTTTAACCATATTTAACTCCTTTGTAAATACTTAAAAATCTCTGAAAAAACATATTCCATTAAATATGCCCTAAACTCCATTTCATCAGAGAAGCCATAACTCTCTGAAAAGAAATCTATTAGATGAGTCAATTCATGAACTAATACAGACAAATCCTTTTCATCCTTAATCCATAAACAACTACCGTTATGAATTCCTTCTGGTGCATTTTGCTCATCCCCAATAAAACTTCTTAAATCAAATACAGTAGGTTCTGAATTATCCAACTTGCCTATAAACTTTTTATACTCTTTAGCCCCATGATAAAACTCCACTACGGTATCTAACAAAGGTATTTTTATTTTTTTCAAACTATATATTCCTCATTCATTTGATCAATCCACTCTGCATAATTTGTCACGTTTCGTTTGAATCGGCTATCTAATATTGCTTTACCAATAGATAAATTCTGTAAACAAATTACTTCATCCAATGGATTAAAATCACCATGCCTTCCTTCAACTTTAACCCGCATAATATGAGCCTTCTTCTCTTGTGGTGTTTGATTTAATGTAATCCAGTGTGATACATGAGAAAATTTTCTAATATCACCAGAAATATCATCAACATTAGCATCTCTTTGGAATGTTGCCCTATTATTCTGAGAAGCTAAAATTATTAACATATTCCTTTCCGATGCTATTTTCTTGGCATACAACCATACGTGATTTAATCTACTCCGATCATCTCTTCCATCAGCACCTTTTACTTCAACAATATCATCATAATCAATAATAGCAACATCGCAAATAAAATCATCATACTCTTCTAAGTTCTCCAAAGAATATTCAATTTGTTCCATAGTAGCACCACCTGTTGTTCTATCAAACAACCTGAATCCACCATTCCTGACAGCTAACTTGAACATCCTTTGCTGTTTTTTAGTAATTTCTAAATTTAGTGCTTCTGGCCTCTGGTACTCAAAGTTAATTTCGGTTTTCTCCTTACCAGTTTTATTCTCTTTGGTAAAAAAAGGTAACATTATTTCGCCAGATTTATTATAATCTAATGTTCCGGAAAGTGACTTAAATATTCGCTTACCCATCACAGAACTTTTCATTTCTAATGTATAATATGCCACTTTACACCCACTTATGGCAACATACTTAGCTAGTTCCATAAGAACCCATGATTTGCCCAACTTCTGCCTTCCACCAACACCAATAACATCCCCACGATATTTATCCTGAATTGCCCTACCTAAATCACCGGGTATAGTAAAAACATCTTTATCAGGGGAAGCGAACATCTCCTCTACAAACTCTTTATCATTGAGTATATCAACACCCATGCCAAGTTCATTCTCAATACGCTTAAAATTCCTAGCCTCATTATATGCCTGCTCAGTTTCGCCTTTTAGGGCTAAACCCCTTATCCTCTCTGACATAGTAATTAAGTTCCGTTCATCAATATACTTCTTTGCATTTGTTAGAAAATAATCATCATTGAATTCACTATCAAGATAAAACTCATTTAAATGTTTTAAAAGTTTATCAATGTATTGTATTTGATCATCTTTTAAGTTCGCTTTCTCTACTTGAAAAATATCAACAATCATTTCTTTAGGAGCTTTTTTGTATTTATTATAATACTCTAAGCACCACCTACCAACAATCTTTAAATTAGTAGATACAAATAAATCAAAATCCCCTACTAATTGATTATATGTTTTAATGAATTTATCAGATACAATAGACCCAATTATTATATTCTTTTCTTGGGTACTATCAACCTTTTCTCTATCTAGCTTCAAAGTAAACTCCCTTAAATTCTTTCTTGGTCACGCTTAATCAGCTCTTCCAACAAATCAAACTGAGCTGTTTCCTCCCCATCAATTACTTTATCAAACTTTCGACGCTTCTTATCTAACAATTCTGCCAAATCCTCTTCAATAGTATCTAAAGCTACCAAGTAATAAAGAAATATCTTATCACCAGTAAAACCCATTCTATTTACTCGGTCTATAGCCTGATCTATTTTAGTAGGCTTCCAAGTCAACTCAAGGAATATAACTGTATCACAAACTTTCTGCAACCCATCTAACCCAGTTCCTGCGGATTGGATATTACCTATAAATAATTTCTTCTCGGGATTAGTTACAAATTCTTCTTTAATAAGACTTCTCTTTTCTGATGGTGTACTACCATCAATCTTTACAGAAACTGCTCCATATCGATCAGATAACTCCTTTACTGCTTTAGTGTGCCAACAGAATAAAACAACCTTATCTTTTTTTAACAACTCATCATCTATAAATTTAAAAGCAACATCCTTCTTTAACTCATAGGATTTCTGTAATAATTTTTCAAACTTATTAGCTGCTATCAATTTATTTGTTGGGTCTTTTATTTCTTTCTCTAATTCATTTTTATACTTTGCATACTCCTTGTATTTTTGTAAACGAATAGGTATTACAGAAGGTGTTACTGGGGGTAATTCCTTCAAAACATTCTCTTTCTTTAGTCTAAACATACAAGTATCAACCAATCTTCTATGAAGTTCGTTTGTTAAAGTGGCTCCAGTATAAGTTGTTCCAAAATTAGAAGTTTCTGGCCCGCAATACCTTTCATAAAAACTTAACCTATTTTTATACACATCAGGTCTAACAATCTCTAAAATATTAAACAACTCTGCTGGCCCATTTTCGAAGGGTGTTCCAGACAAAGCTACTACATTAGGTATTTCCCTAGATATTTTACGAACAGCTTTATAAGCTTTAGAATATTTGTTTATATTCTTCCCATCCGATTTTATATAATGGAATTCATCAATAATTAAATACTGAAAATTATTTCTTATAAACTGTTTTAAAGACTCATTGGGTTTATATAAATTCCTACCATCAACAGATTTACTCTTTTCCATATTATATGCTAACAATTCATAATTAACTATTACAACATCAACACCCTCATACTTATCTAAACTATCTCTACCATAAAGAACCTTAACAGTACCTTTACCTATAAATTTATTATACTCTGATTTCCACTGCTCTTTCACAGTAGCTGGGCAGACTACTAAAATTGGATATGTTTTAGTTGGATGTTGAATAGCGTAACCTAAACTTGTTGGGGTTTTCCCTAACCCCGGCTCCAATGCTAAAATTGCTCGACCATTTTTAGATGTTATATACCTAACACCATCCCTTTGAAATAATCGTAGAAATTTCAAATCATCTTTGAGCTTATAGCTTTTATAAGTCCTATCTGTAGGGCCATAGGCGTAATTAAAAGTCCAAGGTTCTGTATCAAAGCCTAATTTAAGTAACTGCTTAACCTTATCTTTTTTTAACTTTACAACCCACTCACTCAAACTATTTTTAAAATAGGCAGCGGGTCTTCGTAAATCTAATTCTTCTAAAAACCAACGTAGCTTCTTAGAACCTTTGTGATGAGCCGTCACAGGTAATCTAATGTGAATTTTTTTATCTGCTAAATTTATCCAAAAATAACCAATCATAAAACCCCTAATTCTTTCTTTAAGTATGTTATATCTGATTCTGCCATATCATCAGGTTCATCATAATCTGTACTTATGGTTTCCGCATAAATACCTAACCCATTTAAATACAAACCCAATCCTTTAGCTTTTTTCTGAGATTCCACACCTTTATCATAAAAAATAAAAACATTGTCAAATCTCTTAGCAAGTAACAAAGCTTGTTCAGTCGTCCAACCAGTCCCTAATGTAGCACACACATTATCACCTAGACGCCACTTATCATAAGCCCCTTCCACAACAATAACACTTCTTTTATAACAATGATTTAAATCATAAAGTATATTCTTATGATATACTTTGGCCATTTCTATAGGACAATCCTTATGCCTCAGCAATTGCTTATTTGTATAATCCCTTCCTAAAAAAGAAACAATATCTCCATCCCAAAAAACAGGTGTTATGATTCTATAAGCATACTGTTCATGATCTAATGTTCCTAAAACACCATATTTTTTCTCAATAAAATCTGGATCAAATCGCCGAGACAATAAATAATCTTTGTGTGGTTTTTGTAATGCACTTCCAGGTAAGACAAATTCCTTAGTCCCTGCGTCAGATAAACGATCTTTAATATTTGTGTAATCTGCCAATAACAACCCATATTTTTTTAATATAGGCTTTACATTAGGTTCTCCAGTAATTTCTTTTACAGCGTTGTAAACTGAGTGCCAACCACATTTCCAACAACTATAATAAGCTTTGACTGGATTAAATGCTCCATGATTAGATGTATCCCCGCAGAATGGGCATTGAACCGCTACCCATCCTGGGGATACATTCTTACCCTCTAACCAATAATCTATATTGTAATCCTCACAGAATCTTATGGCATCAAACTTTAAATCCTTCAAAACACACCCCTAACATTTCTTCTTAATACACTCTTTATTAAACAATCTTAAATACTTCGCAAAAAAATCACCATCAATATAATATTTTATAATAGGCTTGGTGTAAGAACTCTTTGGGGTCACAACGTCTTCCCATAAATAACATACATGAGTCAATTCCACTAAGGCAATATTATACCGATAATTAGTAAGCTTTGCTTTCTTCTTCAAAACAGATTCTTCAATACCAGGATATCTTTTTATTAAATTAAAAAGTTTCAAAATGTCTGTTCTGTGCTTCCTATAATGAGCCATTTTCTGTAAAAACAGAATATCTTCCTCAGAGTAATGCCTAGACTTACCCTTTAACTCACCTAAAGAATATTTCTTAGAAAGGAGTGTTACAATATAGTTAGATAATTTTGTGTTTGCTATTACTTCTTTCTGAATCATGTAGGTGAAACCCCCTTAAAAGTTTATTGAGGTTCACCAAAACACCCACTAATGATTTCGCCATTAACTTTATCAACTAATTTATAAACCTTAAATCGACTAGGAAAAATAAATCGTTCCTCTTGCAATTCATCATCAATCCTAGTTACATTTAAATTCGTAACAGATAGGGGGTATCCATTCTTATACATCTTTCTCAAAAACATACCGTTTATTCGGTACAAACCATCAATATTATATTCTACTGAATACTGCTCTCTCTTTGCAATCAAACAAAGATCATAATCCCTCCGAAATTGATCAAATGTAACCTGTTCTTGTGGGTCTGCTAATTTATTTTTATACAAATCATAAATAAGATTTTGATCCTCATCAAAAATCATCACTTTCTCAGAACCTACATCAAAAAGAATAGCGTATTCTTTATCTGTAAATTTTCTCCCACGAAACTTCGATTTAATTCTACTGTAATACATAATGTTTGCCTCCAAAAATCCTTTTTTTTAAACATTTTTAATTATTGAAATAATCTCACTTTTTGTGAAATCTGATTTAGAATAACCCCGACCATAAGTGATCAAAGGCGTACCACCAAATTCTTTTGAAGTGAGGAACTTCCTATATTTTTTACAATCCCCCAAAGAAACACCAGTCTTTTCTACGATTTTTTTATCAGAATTAAGTCTATTTGCATCGGTGTCAAACAGTGCATTTACATATTTAATAAGATTATTCTGTCTCATAGAATCAACATCCGACTTATTACTAATCTCCCCAGAAGTAAGGCATAGTACAATTTCTAATAACAATACAATTGCTAAAAACATTAAAAATTTAACGGCCTCAGCTCCTAAATTCACATGAGGCGTTTCCCCAATTAACCTGAAAATATCATTAGCATCAACATCAACAACCTCCTTAGTATCGGATATCTTTAAGGCTATCTGAGAACGTTCCTTTAAAAGATCATTTCTTCTATTAGAAAGCTCCAAAAAATCTTTTGTCATCATAGACTGACCTGTTTGGTAACTTCCCGCATAAGAATTCATTTTCTTTTTTTCTTCAACTGTAGCACGAATTACATCATCTAAAAATTCTAATTCTTTATCAATCATTGTAATCCTAGAATTACTAATATCCTTAGACAAATTCCTATCTACAGAAGTTAAAGATTGTTGTTCTATAGAAATTTTAGCAAAGCCCCATGTTGCTGTACCAGAAATCACGGCCATCAGAAGATACACAGAAAACACCAAAATTAAAGGTATTATTGAAAGTATATTTTTTATCTTTAAATTCTTAAAATAATACTTGGAATACATAAATGCCTGTACTTTCATGTACTCAAATACAATTGCTAGAACACCCCATACTAGTTGCCAAAATATAACATTAGACAACTGCCAAAATAAATTAAATGAAAATACGGTACTAACTACAAATAATACAATATGGGCTATTTCTTTACCTACTTCGTTCTTTTTATAGTTAGCATAAAAATTTCTCAAAAATGTCACGCACTACCTCCTAGTTGCTAAAAAGCATTATACCATATAATTGAACTAATGTCTACCCCTTTTGAGAAAAAAATTAACTTTTTTAGAGGTTTTTTACTATAAACCACTTGACAAAAGTCTCTTTACCTGATATAATTATCAACAGTTATTTCTAAAAAAACTTAACTTATTATAGCACGGGAGCCCATATGAGTCAACACCATTTTGATACTTTTTTAGCGGAAATTTATGGCATTGAATCTGCCATTATGATTAACAATATTGATTTTTGGATACATAGGAATCTAATAAATGGAGACGGTATTTTCTTGGATAAGCCTTGGACTACATTTAGTGCGGAATCCATGAATAAATATTTTACATACTGGGATGTTCGTAAAATTAGACGAATACTTTTGGATATGGTCAAAAATGATATCCTTATCACAGAACAATTCAGAGGTGTAAACCGTGTCAAATCATATACTTTTACAACAACTTTCTTAAAAGAACATGGTAGGTTACTTAACCTATATTCATTTTTTCAACAAGAATTGGGTGTTGTTGAGGTTGCTGACCTTACAACACATTATAATAACATCTCTAGTATTATGCCTATTAGTGTACCAGATACTAGATTTCACGGCTTAACTACATCCTCTGAAAATACCATAAGTGCAGAGGAATTTAAATACCTAAAGTATTTTGAATACTGGAATAGTAAAGAGAATTTAACCACACACGCTATACCAAATAAAATTGGTGGTTCCTGCACTAAAACTGTAAAAAAAGGTATTAGCATTCTACAAGAAATACTCGATCAAACATTCTTTGAGAATAAAAAACTAACGGTTGATAAAACTATAACCGAAGCTATGATTTTAGAAACAATAGATACTTTTAATATAGTTAAACTACCTGAGTATTTGCCATATAATAAATCTGGTTTAGCCGATTCGTTACCTAATTTTTTATATAATACTAGAACTTTTAATTCTAATTTATTGGAATTTATGGGCCAAACACCTACAAAAGTTCATAAATTAGAATCTATTCCTGGTAAAATTACTGAGGATTACTTGTCTTTATTTGGTGGAGATATCTCAAATCAACATAAGGCGATATTACCTAACAAAATTCAAGAATTATATAATGTTTATATGAGTAATAAGCATTTGTGTAATTTTTCAACTAATTATGATTTTGTTCTAGGAACTACTGGTGCATTTTTTAATGTGCATTTGAATTACTTAAAGACTTACACACCAGTAACTATAGGGCATCTTAACACTTATGGTAAGGTTTGGGATCGTTTCAAGGCATGGTTAAAAGATACACACCATGTTGAAATTGAAATTCCTCAACAAAAATTTGAACTAATGAAAAAAAGAAGGAGGCAAACACTAATTGAGAAAGGATTGAAAACTTCTAAAGATTTCGATGAACACAGTAACTTAAAAGGAGAAACACATGATTAAAAAACTAGAACTTCGTAATTTTGAATCTCATAAAAATTCTACACTTGAATTTACGGAAGGTCTAAACGCTATCATTGGCTCTGGCGATAATGGCAAATCATCTATTATAAGAGCTTTTTTATGGGTACTGTATAATAAACCAGACGGTGATAATTATGTATCACATTGGAATAGAACAAAAACTGGCAATATTAAAGGTGAAACCTCAGTTACTATTATTACAGAAAATGGTTGGGTTAAGCGGGCTAAAAATAAATCAGATAATTACTACAGCATTAACGGTGAAGAGTATCGAGCCTTTGGTAAATCTGTACCAGAACAAGTGACTGAATTCCTTAACTTATCTGATACCAACATTCAAACTCAATTTGATAACCATTATCTTCTGTCTGAATCAGCATCAGAAGTTGCTAAACAATTAAACCAGATTGTAAATTTAGAAAAAATAGATAATAGTATTAAAAACGGTAACACGTACATAAGGGGTGTTAAAAGTAAAATCAAACACCTTAATGATGAAACAACTAACCTTGAAGCAGAATTAGAAACCTTTGAGGGTTTAGATGTTATTGACGGGGATTTGGAAAACTTGGAAAAGCTAGAATTAGAGAAAGCGGCCTTGGAACAACAAATAAATTCAATGAAACATCTTATTATGCAAATTTCTAATGCTGAATCATCTCTAGCTGATCTTCCTAATGTAACTTCTATTTCTGAAACTCTTAACACCTTAATCACCAAAGCTACTTCGGCTGTAGAATTACATAAAACTATTATGACTCTAACCTCTACTTGTGAACATATTACAAATGTTAGGAAAAAAACAATTGGTTTGAAACGAGTGTATGATAAAGTAGATAAGGAATTAGCTTCTATACCTGATGTTTCTGATATAATTTCCGCTATTGATAGTATAGTTAATCTTATTAACAAAATCAGTACAAACAATAGTACACTACAAAGTGTTGGTGCTAAAATAAAAGAACTAGAAGTTGAATATAAGGAAACATTAGGCGACTCTTGTCCCTTATGCGGAGGTGCTATTCATGAGTAAGTTAATTTTAACAGCAGATAATCATTTTCAAATCAACACACCTGTTTCTCGCAAAGATGATTTCATTGCTACCCAAATTAGAAAAATGTCTTTCTTAAAAGAATTATCTAAAAAGCATAATGCCACAATACTTAATGCTGGTGATACAACCCATAAAGCTAGAGAGGAGCGCACTACCGAACTCCTAAACCTCCTTATGGATAATTTGCCACATATGGTAGGTATTTTAGGCAACCATGATTTACTTGCTCATAGAATGGATAATTTACCAAAGTCTATTATGAGTATCCTTATTAAAACTGGTTTATATCAAGTGTTATCTTCTAATGAACCTTATCACCTTACTGATGATATTGATTTATATGGTTTCCATTGGGGTGAAGAACTGTGTCATTTTGACACACATCCTGATAAAACCAATATTGCTATTTGGCACAAACTTATTTTGGGTAGAGATGATACTTTATCTAAGTACGTCTCCAATCCTGTTTTTGGTGATAATGTATTGAAAAACTTTCCAGAATATGATATAATCTTAACTGGTGATAATCATACACCATTCATTTTCTCTGATGGGGATCGGCATTTAGTTAATCCTGGTTCTTTGCTCAGATTAAACACTAAGCAAAAAGATTTCAAACCTAGGGTTTATCTGTATGATACTAATACAAAGGCATTAGAACTTATTTATATTCCTATTGAAGAAGATGTTATCTCTACAAACCACTTATCTGAAAAGGAGGCTACTGATTTCTCTGCTTATATCGAAGCTATAGAAAATAATGATATCACTATAGACTTTGAAGGTAATCTTAAAAATGTTATTTTAGAAGCTGACGCCTCTTCTAACATCATTTCAATAATAGAAAATTTCTTGGGAGATTAAAATGGATATTATCTTAAAAGCATCGGGTGTTGAAAATTATCATGATAAAAACCACTTCATTATAAAAAACACCGATTTGGAAAAAGCTAAATTCAAAGTTAACGGAATTTACTTATCATTTCAACAACTGCTATACCAATTTGATTTTGATAACCCTTATGAAATTGGTTATGAAGACGGCTATGATGATGGGATCAACAAATAAAGAGGAGATACTTATGGAAAAAAACGAAAGGATTAACAAACTACAAACACTAAAAACTGCTGTTGAAAAAGTTAAAACTCAACACGCCACACTGACAGGTTCTTTGGAAAATTATAAATCCAGTCTAAAAGAATTTGGTGTAACTTCTGTGAAAGAAGCTGAGGAGAAAGTTCAAATATTACAAAATGAACTAGATGCTATTAACACTATGATTGATGCTAAAATACCTGATATTGAAAACACTCTAAAGGGTTGGTTGTAATGAATATTCATGAATTACGAAAACAGGTAGAACAGATCAAAGGTAAACGTAACACTATAAAAAAACTTCTGGATAAAAATAAAACTACTATAAATCAATTAGAAGTTGATGTTGGGGATGCTTCTGTAGCTTTGGAGCTTATTCATAAAGCTGCTATTCAAACACAATCTGCTTTGAAATTCAACATTGAAACACCAGTTACCACAGCATTAAGTAAAATACTAGACGATCCTTATGTTTTTGAACTGGTATTTGATATTAAACGAGATAGAACATCTTGTGATCTATTGTTTACCAGAGAAGGACAGTCTATTAAACCTAAAGATGGTAGTGGTGGAACGGCACTTGATATAGCTTCTATTGCCTTACGTGTTGCTATGTTCCAAATAGCTTCTAAAAAATCTTCACCTGTTTTTATACTTGATGAGATTTTCAAACACGTTTCAGAAGACAAGAGGGTTTTTACAGGGGAATTCATCAAAACATTATGTGACAAACTCGGGCTACAATTCATAATGATATCACATGATCAGAAACACCTTGTATCCCATGCTGATAGAACATTCTCTGTTAGTATGCAAAATAAAGTTTCTAATGTATCCTATTAAATTAAAACCCCCTCTTTTGAGGGGGTTCTTTTTTAAGAAATCTTAACTTCTTTTTTACGCTGACTTTCTTTCGCTGGAATATTTACAATAAGTAACCCTTCTTTATAGGACACTTTAATCCCAGACAAATCATATTTTCCAGAGTGTACGAAAAACTTCTGTTTGCAAGAGGTTGACTTGATACCTCTCTGATATCGTACAAATCCTTCCCGCGCTCTATCCACTTTATCTAGTTCAAGGATCATATAATCCCCTTCAACTGACACATGGATATGATCTTTAGGAACCCCCGCCAACGCCATTTCAAAGACTATATCCTTGGTTTCATCGTGGATATAGACATCCGTAGGTGGAAAATTGTTCTGGTACAAATTAGCAGTTGCTAACTTTGTAGTTCCTTCAAACACACTTTCCAAATCCTCAAAAAAGTTAAAAAGTTCTTTGGCCGTATACATTACGCACCTCCATAAAAATATATTAAGCCCTACTACGTAGGCACTTTATACTAAACAATATACTACAATTTATATTTTTTGTCAATAGCTATGATCTTTTTTTCTAATAATTCGTACAATTCTTCTGTGTTTTTATTTGAAATATGTATATGCCCCCGCTTAAAATACAAAACGGCTATAATTATCAATAAAACCACAATAATTAGTAAAGCTACAGTGGGTATTAAAATTACAAATGTTTTGTTATTTGCTAACGTATCGGAAAATAATATGAAAGCTTTATATGTATCAGTGAAAGATTGTGTAAATTCATATTCCTGTGCCCCAAACATTACCCTTAATTGTAACACCATCCCATACTCATTCTTTATTTCTACAACAACAGTATATCCAACCTCCCTACCTTCTATAGTTGATAAAGTCATAGGAAATTCTTCAAAATTAAATGCCTTGCCTTTAACTAAATCTCCCTCTGTTATACCTGGTGCTGTAAAAAAATAAAACCATATTTTATCATTATCCCAATTTATTACATTATCAATAACCCATTTACTAGCTTCTGGATTCATATTGTTAGGGTGCTTCCAATCTAATGACATATAACGTCTTCTATCATTACCCATTACTTCAGGAACATCGGCACAATTATATGAATCATCTATCAATATCTCTTTCGTAACTTGGTCTATTATTATTGGGTCACCCTCTACCCCAAATAATCTTGTATTCCTTACAGAAATATTTAAGAACTTATTCAATACTGATCTATCCCATTCAGGTGAAACATTTTTATGTAAAACTTCACCAGTAGCTTTATCAACTATATTGTAAGTCTTATTAAAACCGCTTCTTAATTCCATACTATCAGGATCAAATAAATAATCTTCTGTTTTATCTATACTATGAAAAACATAAAACCCCTCATATTTCTTAAACCATTGAGGTTTTTCTATCTCAGAATAAACGGCAAACGTATCTGTGAATTCCTTTGCCCTTAATTTACTTTGCAACACAACAATATCTTTCAAATCTTCTTGTGCTGTAACTACTAAATCTTTATTATATTCCTCTAACCTTATTATCTGATTATATAAATTAACTACTCCGAAAAACAAAGATAATATTACAACGACAATAAACCCTATACATAAGCATATTGAAACCTTTCTATTAAATACTTTTATAAACACCTTAATTACCTCCTAGTATGTAAGTTTTGATTGCCTCAATACTCTCATCCATTTTTTCCTTCTCTAACTTATCTAATATAATATCTATTTTTTTAGCATTATCAAATATATCTCTAACATCATCTTTTATCATAGGCCACGTAACATCAAATATCTTAAACACCTCTTCCACAGAAACAAGTCTATAAATCTGCTCTTGGGAATCGCCATAAAAAGAAGCATTTTTATACGTCCCCTCAAACGCTTTACTAAAAATAGTGTTAAACCGCATACCCATGTTTTTTATGAATTCTTCGTATTCAGAACCTTCTTTAGTATTGTAAAACCCATCTCGTAGTTCTGTTTTTATTACTGATTTGTAGCAATCAACACCATTTTGTAAATATAAAGCTGTTCTTAAAGATAAATCAAATGTTATATAATCATCGTGATTTATTATAATGCGTTTATCAATTCCTTTTTCCTCAACTAACTTAAAAAAAGTCTTTTTATATACTGTATATATTGACCCTAACTTACCTACAGCATAATCCATTTTATCCGACATTCTTTTATTTTTACTTCGCTCCATTGTAGAAGATAATGTTGAAATAAACAACCTAAATAATTTATCAACTGTTTCTTCGGTTAAAGTTAACATCTTTACTGCTGGTTTTATTTCTGAACCTTTTATATCTACATTACCAATTTTTACACCTGTCCTAACAACTCTAGTTATTACGTATAAACCTAAAACAACAACTAAAATAAAAATAGACAATAATACAAAAATAGTAATGTAATTCCAAGGTACTGGAAGTATACTGATTATGTCTGGTATAAAGCTCAAAGGAATACCCCCATTAAAATTTTACATAGTATAACATACAATAGTCTTAAAATTTAAATATTTTTCAATACACCATAAATTACACCCTGATAATAGCATCTAATATTACTTATATTTGCGGAAAACAAATTAGATGTTAAAGCTACATATCGTAAAACACCATTTATTTGTAACCCTAACTTTTTCTCGGCTATACCATCTAACTCTGCAAATGTATATGTATTACAAGTTGTTGTGATATTATTGTAATGATATTTTAAGCTCATTTTTTACTCCACCCACAAAGCACCATCTATCAACAAACTAGGTTCACCTACTCCTATTACTGTAGGCCCATTGACAATAACAGCCCCTCCGTCTTCTGGTGTTATGTGCAAATTTTTTCTAGAGTCTATAATGTTAGCAGCATCCCATATAGTAGAGTCTGATACTAATAAAAATTTCTCTGTACTGTAATCATCTACAACAGCTATATCTGCACTATAAGTTTCCGTCTCTGTTGTACTCAAATCTTCTTTTATCCACCAAAAGGCTGTACCATCAACCACTAAAAAACCTAGATTACTAATTCTCTCGGCATTAGAATTCTTAAATGATGTTATAGTCTGATTAGTTGTTAATGTTACAAGTCCTAAATCATTTGTATCATAACACCTAATTGATAAAGGATTAACTAACAGAATTACCTCATTCCCTATTGCTGTAAAATATGAATTCTCTGCAAAGCCAAACCCTTTTATCTCTCCACAAATACCAATATAAGAAAAACTAGTACCAGATTCAATCTTAGCTTCCAAATGCCCATCAGAATCTTGGACAAATAGATATTCTCCTACAAGAAACAACCTTTGTATATCATTAGCTATATTTGTTGGTAGCTCTTCCCAAACCGATAGATCACTGGATTTATAGACTTTTCCATAAGACAATCGATAATAATATGAACTATCTTTGGCTAGAATTGATATAATTTTAGTTGAAACACCCACAACCTCCCACGTAATACCACCATCTATGGATTTGTTAATATTGTAATTACCGTCTATTAAATAATACTCTCTATTTATAGCTCCTGTCGAATAACTTGAAGATACTAATTCATTTGTTTTTACATAACTATCTATATACGTTTTATAAAATTCCTGGTTTTTATCTAAACTTATATATTCCCCAGCAATTGTTACACAAAAAACCTTTCCAATAGAATCTATAGATACTAAACTCATTATATTACCAATAGCTGTTGTTGTTTCTATAGAACTTATACTATTTTCTAAAGTAATACTTACTATATCACTGGAAACTTTATCACAACCAAATATAGTATTAAATATAGGACTATATACAATATTATTTATACTAATACTTGTAATAGTATTTTCTCCGGTGAATACTTCAGAATATTCATATAAGGAAAATCTGTAAATTACAAAAGTTCCGTAATTAGAATTTCCGCCATCTGTATAAGCTAGTAAAACATTTCCATTTTGGAGAAGTGTTGTAGAAACATAGTATGTTGTACCGGCATTAAAAACTGTTTCTCCAACAAT